TCGCACCGGCTACGAGTGGCACGGCGATTCTAGCTGGCAACGGCTCAGGCGGTTTCTCGCCGGTCACGGTCGGTACTGGTTTGTCCTACGTCGGCGGCACCTTGTCTGCGCTGGATGCAGGCGGCACGGTGACCAGCGTCACGGCTCAAGGATCGGCTGATATCTCGGTGACTGGCGGACCGATTACCACCAGCGGCACGCTTTATTTCGCGTTGTCGGACACGACAGTTGCGGCTGGCACTTACGGCAGCGCGACTCAGGTCGGGCAGTTCAACGTCGATGCGAAGGGTCGCCTCACGACTGCGGCAAGCATCACGATTGCCATCGCTGCGAGTGAGGTCAGCGGACTAGCAACCGTCGCAACTTCTGGCACCTATGCTGACCTGACCGGAAAGCCTTCACTCGGCACGATCTCCTCGCAGGACAGCAGCAATGTTTCGATCACGGGCGGATCGATCAACGGGACTTCGGTCGGCGCAACGACTGCCAGCACAGGCGCGTTCACTAGTATAACCGCGACCGGCGATGTTGGCTTTGACGGCGGCACGTTTACGTTTAACGAGGCAGGAGCCGACAAGGACTTCCGCTTCGAGGGCGATACGCAGACGCATCTTCTGTTCGGTGACGCCTCAGTCGATCGCATCGGCATTGCTCTGACTGCGCCTGCCGCACGCCTGGACATCTCAGGCAACTACGCGCAGAACGTCGTTGCCGTTCCGTCGCTAGACGTAGACTGTGCGAATGGAAACTACTTCACGAAGACGATTGCGGCAGACTCGACTTTTACCTTCAGCAACGCACCAGCGACCAGAGCATTCGCGTTTACATTGGAACTTACTCACACATCCGGCGCGGTGACTTGGCCTGCTGCGGTCAAGTGGCCTGCGGACACGGCACCAACCTTGACGGCTGGCAAGACTCACATCTTCATTTTCGTGACCGATGATGCCGGCACAACTTGGCGCGGCGCTGCGTTGGTAGACTACGTCAACTAACATGGACCCGACTAGTCAACGACTGATGATGGGGGCGGGTGGTGCGGCTGGTGAACCCGAGTATGAACTCTACACCTTTGGCCTCAACACCAACGGCCAACTCGGCCTAGGAGACCTTACCAGACGTTCATCTCCCGTCCAAGTCGGAGCGTTAACAACGTGGCTAAGCGTTGCAGCGGGAGCCAACCACACCGCAGCGATCAAAAGCGACGGAACGCTGTGGACCTTTGGCCTCAACACCAGCGGCCAACTCGGCCTAGGAGACGTTACCAACCGTTCATCTCCCGTCCAAGTTGGAGCGTTAACAACGTGGCTAAGCGTTGCAGCGGGAGCCAACCACAACGCAGCGATCAAAACCGACGGAACGCTGTGGACCTTTGGCAACAACAACGTCGGCCAACTCGGCCTAGGAGACCGTAGCAACCGTTCATCTCCTGTCCAAGTTGGAGCGTTGACAACATGGTCAAGCGTCTCAGCGGGAAACGCCCACACCGCAGCAATCAAAACCGACGGCACGTTGTGGACCTTTGGCCGCAACCAATTCGGCCAACTCGGCCTAGGAGACGTTAACTACCGTTCATCTCCCGTCCAAGTTGGATCGTTAACAACGTGGCTAAGCGTCGCAGCGGGAAACGTCCACACCGCAGCGATCAAAACCGACGGCACGCTGTGGACTTTTGGCTTCAACGCCTTCGGCCAACTCGGCTTAGGAGACGTTACCAACCGTTCATCTCCCGTCCAAGTCGGAGCGTTAACAACGTGGCTAAGCGTCTCAGCGGGAAACGCCCACACCGCAGCAATCAAAACCGACGGCACGTTGTGGACCTTTGGCCTCAACACCAACGGCCAACTCGGCCTAGGAGACGTTAACTACCGTTCATCTCCCGTCCAAGTTGGATCGTTAACAACGTGGCTAAGCGTCGCAGCGGGATTCTACCACAACGCAGCGATCAAGACTGATGGAACGCTGTGGACCTTTGGCCTCAACACCAACGGCCAACTCGGCCTAGGAGACCTTACCAGACGTTCATCTCCCGTCCAAGTCGGAGCGTTAACAACGTGGCTAAGCGTCGCAGCGGGAGGCGCCCACACCGCAGCCATCACCGAGGAATAATTTGCCAACCCAATCGCTCCACTTGCTTTCCGGCCTGCCGCGTTCTGGATCGACCGTCCTCGCAGCCGTCCTCAATCAAAACCCGAACACCCACGTCTCGACGACCTCGGGACTGGTACACGCGCTGGACGGGCTGGCTAATACATGGCAGAACGCGCCGCTGCTAAACGACAGCGACCCAAAGCGCAAAAAGCTTGAGCACGCGATGCGCGTAGTTGCGACATCGTTTCACGCGCAGGAAACCACCAAGCCAGTTGTCATCGACAAGAGTCGCGGATGGCCCGTTCCGGTGATTATCCGCTCAATGGCTCAGGTGCTCGGTTGTCAGCCTAAAATCATCGCAACAGTCCGCAGCGTGCCTGACTGCGCTGCCTCGTTTGTGCGCGTAGCCAAGCCAGACAACCTTACCGCGTTCGTCGAAAAGGGCGAACTGTTCACGCACTTGAAAGCCGCGTACCAAACGCTTGAGGCCGGATACCGTGCGTTTCCCGAGTGCTTTTTGTTCGTGGAGTATGAGGACTTGCTGGCGAACCCGAAGCGCGAGTTAGACCGCATCCACGCCTTTCTTGACCTACCGCCGTTTGACTACGATCTAGACCACATCGACGGATCGAGCGTAAAGGAAAACGACGAGTTTATCCACGGCTATGCTGGTATGCACGACATCAAGCCGAAACTAGCACGGCAGCACAACCAGTCGGCCAAGGACGTTCTCGGCTACCACTACTCGCAGTTTTGCCATCCTGAGTTTTGGCGCGACAAGCCGACCACGCTGCCGCAGATTGACGACCTCGACCTCCAACTGTCCGCTTCGGTTACAGGCAACTTTGCCGAAGGCCAGCGCATCGCTGACAAGCTGGCCGTCGAACGACCCGACGACTCTCGCGCCGCGTATAATCGCGGATGGTATGAGCTGATGAAGGGCAACATTCAACTCGGATACCGTCTCCAGCAACTGGGCCGACGTGCCAAGATTATTGGTGACGCGCCGCCAAACACGCCGCAGCCGCTCTGGAACGGTCAAGTCGGCACGGTGCTGCTGCGCCTAGAAGGCGGTCTAGGCGATCAGATTCATCAAGCGCGGTACACGGCCAATCTGGTCGAACGCGGCTGCAAGGTGGTGCTATCGTCCAGCGGCAGTCTGTGCGCGTTGCTCAAGGACATTGCTGGCGTGTCTGCCGTCGTCCAGCACGGCGCAGAGTTTGGCGTGTATCACGACTACTGGCTTCCGGCTATGTCGGCGCCGGTTCCGCTCGGGCTAGAGTTAAGCGATATTGTCGGCACACCTTACGTTCCGCGACCCAAGGTTTCCCACAAAGGATTAACGATTGGCCTGCGCTGGTCTGGTAACAAGCAGTTCGAGAGGGAGCATCACAAGCTGTTCCCGCCTGCGCCGTTCTTCGACGCGGTGAAGCGCGACGGCGTGCGGTTCATCTCGCTGCAACGCGACGCCGATCTCGACGCCAAGCCTGACTGGGTCGAGACTGTCCCGCTTGATAGCTGGACGGACACCCAGCGCGCCGTTGCGTCCTGCGATCTCGTCATCAGCTCTTGCACGTCGGTCTCGCATTTGTCTGCCGCAATGGGGGTCAAGACCTGGGTCGTCATCCCAGTCATGGCCTATTACCTCTACGCTTTGCCGGGACCGAAAACGCCTTACTACGACTCGATGATGCTGTTCCGTCAGAGCGTCTTTGGTCAATGGGGCCATCCTATGGAGGAACTGCGCAAAGCCGTCGTTGAATTATGAAATACGCACACACCGAAAACGGACAAGTCATTGACGGTCCACGCTCAGTGCCTAACGGCTGGCGGAACGTGTCTGGACTGTGTTACATGGACGACAAAGGATTGCGCGCGCTAGGCTGGTTGCCTTATGAGACCATCGACAACGGTGGAGAAGTGCTCGACAAGACCATCGTCCAAGTGCTGGCCGACAAGGTAGTAGAAACTCGCGTCTACCGCTACAAGACAGACGCCGAGATCGCTAAGGAGACCAAGGACAAGATCGAGCACGTTAGGCATGACCGCAACAGTCGGCTGACGCAATGCGACTGGACGCAGGTCGACGACACTCCGCTCGACAACGTGGCCAAAGCGAAGTGGGCGGCTTATCGTCAAGCGCTGCGCGACGTACCGGATCAGGCCGGATTCCCGTTCGATGTTAATTGGCCGAGCGTTCCCGTTTAACGCCAGCGCCTTTTTTGATGAGTTGGTTCACGGAACTGCTTTTTAACGCTGGGTCTGGCGGCTTGTTCGGCATGGTCGGCAGCCTCGCGACGACCTGGATGCGACTGCGCGAGAAGAAGCTGGATAACCAGTTCCAGCTGGACCTGATGGACAAGCAGTTTGCCAGCGCCGAGGCAGTCGCTGCGTGGCA